TTAATTAGAGATAGGTTATGGAAAGCTAGACCAGTAAGACCTGACTCTCTTATTAATGCTGCTGATGCTTGGGATTTGTTTATAAAAGAAACAAGTAAACCTATATCAGACTTTCCATTTCCAAAGCTAAATGATTACACAAAAGGTTTGTTTCCTAGTCAACTCTTTACAGTAGCTAGTGCTAGTGGTGCAGGTAAATCAACAATATGCAGAGAGCTATGTCATCACTTCTTAAAAAGAAAATTAAAGGTAGGTTATATTGGGTTAGAAGAATCAGTACAAAGAACTCTTCAAGGTCTAGTAGGTATTGACTTGAATATTCCTTTGCACTTAAATGAGGATGGCATAACAAAAGATGATCTGAAGATTGCGTTTGATAACCTCACATCAACACGCAATCTTTTTTTATACAACCACTTTGGTAGTCTTGAGCCTGATGTATTACTAGAACAGATAAGATACTTAGCTACTGTTGATGGAGTAAAGGTAGTCATACTAGATCACATCAGTATAGTTTTGTCTGGTCTTGAATTAGATAATGAACGTAAAGCAATAGATATAATAATGACTAAGCTTAGAAGTTTATGTGAAGCAACTGGTATAGCTCTTGTACTTGTCAGTCATTTACGCAGACCACAAGGACAGTCACATGAATCGGGTAGAGAAGTAGATACATCAGACTTAAGAGGATCACATAGTCTTCTTCAGTTATCTGATGTTGTGTTATCTGCATCAAGAAACCAGACAGGAAGTGAGAGTGAAAGGCAGAGACTACAACTTAAGGTGCTTAAGTCTAGGCATACTGGTATGACAGGAGAGGTAGATAAATTATTGTACGACCAGAAGACAGGTCGGCTTGTTGTATATGAGGACTTTATTTAACTATGACTTTACTTATTGATGCTGATTGGTTGATCTACAATTCTTGCTGTGCTTGTGAGCAAGACACAAGATGGAATGATTGGGAGCATACACTTCACTCTGATGAAAGAGACATACTTAACCTGATAGAGAATAGGTTAGATGTTTACAGAAGTATTGCTGATAGTAATCACGACATAGTTATGTGCTTTACTTCTTACCCTACATTCAGACATGAGATATTCCCTGAGTATAAGATCAACAGGATAGGTAAAAGAAAACCACTAGCTCTTAAGAGTATTATTAAAGAAGTAAAAGAAAGATATGAAACTGTAGCCTATCCAAACCTTGAAGGTGATGACGTACTTGGATTGCTTGCTACCAATGGCAGATACAAAGACCCGATAATAGTTTCAGTTGACAAAGATATGAGAACACTACCATGTAAACTTATAGCTGCTGATGAGATAGAACATATAACAAATAAGAAAGCAACTAGACATTGGTTTGAAATGTCATTAGCAGGTGACGCAGGTGACGGAATACTAGGTATCAAAGGTATGGGTATGGTTACTGCTTCAAAGACATTAGCCAATACACCTGATACTAAAGAAGCACTATGGTCTAAGGTACAAGAGACATATACTAAGAAAGGTTATACGATTGCTGATGCTATATTGAACGCAAGACTGACAAGGATATTAAGAGAAGGAGATTATGATTACAATACAGGTGAAGTAAATCTTTGGAACCCATAAAGAAAACCCCAAGAGGAACCACTCTCTTGAGGTTTTCATGTTGCAGTACAACAAGGTAACCACTCCTTGTTATTCTTAGGTTAACATATAATATAGAAGTAACACTTTATTCTTTGTGGCTTTTCCAGTAATTACTGACGAACTTATAAATAGTTTAGATGGTGTGTTTCCTAACAAACACCCAGACTTATCTCTCTCTGATAGGGAAGTATGGTATCGTGCAGGTCAAAGGTTTGTTGTTGATTATTTAATAGAGCAACAACTTAGACAGAAAGAAACCATGCTAACTAATAGGGTGCTGGAGAATTAGTTATGTGTACAGGTATGAAAAATTGGAGAGGTGTCATAGGAGGTACAGGTCTTAATATGCCATTAGACTATCAAAACAGACCTGTTAATGTAACAGGTAAACAAACAGGAGTCGCTAACCCTATAGATACAGCTAAAGCAACAGAACGTCTGAGGTTAGCAAGACAACAGGCAGAAGGCATAGATCCTGATAGACAACATTTCTTGGATTTCTATAACAAAGATTGGAAGGGAAAATAAAAATGATAGTATTAAATAAAAAGGTAGTTTAATTATGTGTTTCGGAGGAAGACCAAAGCCACCACCATTGCCAACACCAGAGCCAGATGATTCTCCTATAGAAGAGACTGCTCAAGCACCAACATTAGGTAGTCAAGGTGGACATTCTTCTAAGAAGAAGAAAGGTAAGACGGCTACTGGTAAGAAGGTGGCAGCCAAGAAGCGTGGTACATCGTCATTACAGATACCTAAACTTCCTGAGTCAGAAAGTTCTGGAGATTTAAACTACACAACTTAATATGGAATACTCCACACAAAGCACAACAGCAGCAGCTAGATATGAAGCACTTATTAGTGGTAGGTCTGTTTACGATAGAGAAGCTAAAGAGTCCTCTAAACTTACAATACCTAGTCTGATACCAGAACAAACGACAGGTACTAGAGCAAAGGTCAAGACTCCTTTCCAAGCAACAGGTAGTCGTGGAGTTAATTCCTTATCAAATAAACTATTAATGACTTTGCTTCCTCCAAGCACAGCATTTTTTAAATTAGAAATAGATGATCTTGAAATAAAAAAGCAAGGACAGGAAGCACTTCAAAGTGAAATAGATAAAGGACTAAGAACAATAGAAAATGCTTTGATGAATCAGATAGAAATATCTAACGATAGAGTTGCTATGTTTGAAGCACTCAAGCATTTAGTTGTATCAGGTAATGTCTTGTTATATCTAACAGATAAAGGACTTAAGGTATATCCACTTTCTAAATATGTTTGTAAGCGTGATGACGTTGGTAATGTTTTAGAAATATATATTAAAGAAACAGTACACCCACAAGCATTACCTCCTGAGTTCTTAGAACTTATAAAGAAGAAAGAGAACTATGACGCAGAAACAATAAAGGAAGACCTAGATATATATACATCTATCAAAAGAGTTGGTGATGATTTCCTTTGGTTTCAAGAATGTAAAGGAGAGAAGATACCAAACACAGATGGTAGATCAAAGATGGAAATTTCTCCTTTCATTCCTCTCAGATTTATTCGGATAGATGGAGAAGATTATGGTAGAGGATACGTTGAAGAATATAGAGGAGACTTGATTAGTCTTGAGTCTTTGATGCAAGCAATAATTGAAGGTGCTGCTGCTAGTGCTAAGACATTATTCCTCGTTAACCCTAATGGAATTACAAGGGCAGCTACCATAGCAAAGGCTCCTAATGGAGCAATAAGAGAAGGTACTGCTGCTGATATATCTGTCATGCAAGTAAACAAAGGAGGAGATTTTAGTGTTGCTTTTAGTGCTATACAAAGAATAGAAGCAAGACTTGAGTTTGCTTTCTTGATGGCAAGATCAGTACAACGTGACGCAGAAAGAGTAACAGCAGCAGAGATAAATCTTATGGCACAAGAACTAGAGAATAGTCTTGGTGGTATCTATAGTATCTTGACTCAAGAGTTTCAACTACCATATCTCAGAAGACGTATGCACCTGCTGGTAAGACAAGGTAAAGTTCCCAAGCTGCCTGATGAACTGGTCAAACCTAAAATAGTTACAGGATTACAAGGTCTTGGTAGAGGTAATGATAGGAATAAACTTATAGAATTTATAGGAACTGTAGCTCAAGCACTTGGACCAGATGTAATGAGACAGTACGTTAATGTAGATGAAGCCGTAAAAAGACTAGCTACCAGTATTGGAATAGATACTGCTAACCTAGTAAAAACACAAGAGGAGATCCAAGCAGAACAAGAAGCTCTTGCACAACAACAGCTTATACAAAGTCTTGGACCTGCTGCTTTAGGTTCTCGTTTACTTGATCCTAAAGTAAATGCTGAAGCTGGTTTAGCTGAAGCACAAACACAACAACTACAACAAGGAGGAACCCCTGATGCCAACCAAGAAGCCTAAAGAAGAGAAGGAAAAGATTGCTCCTGAAAAAGCAGTCGTTAGTCCTATAGGAGAGTACGAAGAAAATCCTGTACCAGAAAAGTCAGGTGACTACGTTACTAAAAATGGAAACAAAATTCACTATAGTTAAAAGAAACCATTATGACTTCATCACAAGTACAAGTATCTGAAACACCACCAATGTCTCAACAAGATCTTGAAGGTCTTAAAGATGAGAATGGTTTGTATGCTGGCAAGTTTAAAACTGTAGAAGATCTTGCCAATAT